CGGACGAATCAATTTGTTGACATCGTAGGCTTTGTCGATCCGGCGAGCGGGAAAACATCGACGCCGGGTTGCCAAAATGCGATCGTCATCATCGGCCAGGACGAAGAAGGGAAAGCCTTCGTCGTTGACGAATACGCCGAGCGCACGTCGAGCGACGCTTTAAACCTTGCAGTGTTTGCTAAGAACCGCAGGTGGCGGTGCAAAAGGTTTGGCGTCGAAGCAAGCGCGCAGCAGTACCTCTATTACGAGGCGATCGTTCGTGAGGCGCAGATAAGGCGCGAGCGCATCATCCTCGTCCCGGTCGAACAACCCACGAACCAAACTAAGGAATGGCGCATCACCACCACTATCCAGGAGTGGATGCACAATGGGATGCTTTATGTGGATGAAAGCTGCACCGAGCTTCTCAAGCAACTTAAAAACTACCCCAACGGCCAGCTTGTCGATGTGGTGGATGCTTGCGCAAGCGCTCTTCGCATGTTGCGAAACCCCTTCGCTACGCGACGGCAGCTTGAATATGACGATCTCTACGAAGCCGACGTGCAACAACGACGCGACATGAGGAACGACGCCCGCTACAGTCCTTTTGCGCGACGTTAGGAAATGTGATATAATATAGCGCATTCGCTTTAACGCGACCTTTACAGGAGAATCAAAAATGCCGAGAGGCGTTCAGCATAGCGAAGAATTTGGTCGAATCGCTTCGATGGAACACAACGTCGCGATCGATGCAACGGACCTTTTTGGACCGCAGCGACGGTTCGAAGAGAAGGGCCAGTCATCCAATCCCTCCAGCGGAGGCGGTATCAACCGTTCCTTGAAGGGCAAGGGAAAGGCCACCAAGCACTACAGCGGTTCCAAGCAAGCCAAAGACGGCGGACCTCGCACGCATGGGTCGCCCAAGAACCGTGGCAAGTCCAGTCCCGCGAGGAAGCACCACGGCACAGGAGGCTGATAAATGGCCTTCGGAATTGTTTCAAGCGGCGGTCGCGTAGTCGAAGCCAACGGCGGCACCGGCACCGTTACCACCAACACGTGGGCGCTTGCCCGCATAAGGTGGGTGAGCGAAGCTGCCGCCCAAAACGACACCTGCATCATCAAAGATGCGGCTGGCAATGTCATATTCGAGTCGTATGCAGGCGGTGCCAATTGGGAAGACGAGGTTGAGCTTGGTAAGGTCGTCCTCACCCAAGGCGTCCAAATCACCACGCTCGACAGCGGCGACGTGTTCTTCTATCTGAGGTAAGCGATGGCATCATCTCAAGCATCTAAATCATCGAAGCGAACGCCGTCGCGTGGCAGCAAGCCCGAACACAACGCGATGCTCGACATCCTTGCCAAGTACGACACGCGCTATCCAGACCTTTGCAGCAAAAAGAAGTTTCCCGGAAACGGGCCACGCCCGGCGAATCCCTTCGGCAAACGGTTGAAAAAGCCCAATGTCGGTTAACGTTTACGATCTTGTCAAGAAACACGAGGGTTGCCGGCTCAAACTTTATATGGACACCACCGGCCACGCCACGATTGGCTATGGCCGTAACCTCGGCAGCGGCGGCATATCCTTCGATGAAGCTGAGTTGATGCTCAAGAATGACATCAACCGCGTCTCGCGCGAACTTGGCGAATATAGTTGGTATAGGAATGCGCCCCTTTATGTTCAAAGCGTTCTTGTTGACATTGTGTTTAATGTCGGGATGCGTAGTTTCTTATCCTTCCACGATACGATCGCGGCCATCACGGATGGTGATTATCCGCGAGCCGCATCATGTTTGGCGGCATCACTATGGCATCGGCAGGTGAAGGACCGTGCCGAAGAAGACGAAGCAATCTTAAGAGGTGAAATAAAGTGAATCTTAAAAACATTCTAACTGTTTTTGGCGGTGCGTTTATTACGGTTCTGCCGACTATTGTTGGCGTTATCCCCGCGCCCTACAACGACATTGCCAGCGGTGTTTTGGCAGCGATGCTTGCAGCGTGGCATCTCTATCAGCCGGCGCCGCCTGCTGTAGTCCCGACAACCTCTACGAAATAAACGCCTTGCGTTACTACACCAATACCCCTTCCGAGCCGCTTGCTCGCACGATTGAACGTGACAGGCGGCTTGGAAGTTGGCTCAAGATGAAGGTCGAGGATGGTATCGCCAAACGATACTGGCTCGACGAGGAGTGGCGAGAGGACATTCGTATATACGAATCCATCCCCTCGCTTCGTAGCACAGACGTACCCGACGATCGCGGTCGCGCCTTGATCGAAGTCCCTATAGGCGCTTCGATGACTGACAGCATTGCGTCCGCCGTTTACGATCTTATCTTCAACACCTCGCCTATCCTTTCCTGTCAAGGCTCGCCCGGTTACGAATCCCACGCATACGCTTTTCAGTTACTCGCCAGCAAGCTCGTTGAGGACGAATTCGTCAACTTCATGGCCGCGTCGAACGAGTTTATAATCGACACGGTTATGCTCGGTACGGGCGCCAACTACGTCATCAACAGCACCGAGCGCATCAAGAAGGCGGCGTTTACTGAGCTAAAAAGCGGTCCGCGCGTCTACAGTATACCGATCGAGGACATCGTTGTACCGGGCGGTACCTTCCCCGACAGCAACGACATGCAGTTTGTTGCCCACCGCAACTATTTTTTCGAGAGCGAGCTTGTCTCGGCTGCCGAACAAAATGGGTGGGACATTTCGAATTTTATGGTTGCTGGCAACGTTGATTGGGTACGTCAACGACGCATCGAGGCGGCGCGCACGGACGTTGACCTCCAGATCATAGGCGGCATCTACGAGGTCTTTTACTGCCACTGCCAGTTCGACTATAACGAAGACGGCTACGCGGAAGACCTTTTCGTGGTTTGGGATCGCACAAGCTACGAGGTGGGCCATGTTACCTATGCTCCTTATGATAGCCGCCCTTTTGTTTTTGCTCGCTATCAACTGAGGCCTCACATCTTCTATGGCCTTGGCGTTATGACGATGGCTAAGCCGTTCGAGCACGAAGTCACCGAATGGCACAACTTCAAGATGCAGAACGCCCATCTTTCGAACGCGCGCGTGTGGGCATATAAGCTTGGCGCAGTTGGTATAGGCGAAGAATTCAAGATAAGTCCCAACAAGGCGATTGGTCTTGGCGACCCCGCGAACGACCTTAAAGAACTCAAAATGAGCGATATGTACCCCTCTGCTCAGCAATATGAGGCGGCGACGATCGCGCTTTGTGAGATGCGCGTCGGTCAACCGGCTGCTAATCCTTCTGCTTCGAAAGGTGTTCAGGCCGGCAAGCGCGTTCCCGCTGCCACCGCCCAAACTTTGATGCAGCAACAAAATAGGCGCTTCGCTGCCCCTTTCGATAACATAAGGCGCGCCATCGCTTCGACGATGACCCAATGCTTTATGAGGATGCGCGAGACCTACGAGAAGGGCGGCGACGACCTCCAAAAGCTCATGGAATACCTTGTCTATACCGTGGGCATGAAGCACGCGACGTTGATCGAACAAGTCTTCAAAGAGGCGAAGACGGTCGATATGCGCGACAAGGTGCTTATCGAAACGACCGCCACCGCGCAGTCGATAAACCGTCAAGCCGATCGCCAAAACGCTATCGAACGCATTGGCGTGATGGGCCAGTATTACGACAAGGTGATGGCGATAGGACAAATCCTTTTTAACCCGCAAGCCCCGCCTGAGCTTAAGAAGCTCGCGGTTGATGTTTGCAATGGCTCGACCGAATCCATAAGGGCGTTTTTGAGGAGTTTTGATGATGTCCGAGATCCCGATGTTTTCATCCCGCAGTCGCTCCGCGACCTTAGCGAGGCTAGTCAAGGAGGAGGACAGCCGCAAGCCGGCGACCCCAATCAGCCCCCGCAGCAAGGCCCTGACAATGGGAACAATTCTGGCGGGCAATCCGGAGATGCGGCGCCTGCTGATGGAACATCTCCAGGTCCGCAAGGAGAGCTTGTTGCACCTCTTCCGGGGAGCAGCGAGTTGGGAAGCGGTGCTAAAGATACAGGGATACTTGGATAGTCTCGATCAGCTTATGAACGACATAGAACGAGGAGATGAAAATGCCGACGAATGATGACATTGCTTCGCAAGTCGAATCACATGACGAAGCACCTGTTGCTGCCACCCCTAATGTGGGGATGAGTCGTGAAGAGATTCGCGCCGAGATGCGCGAGATGGCGCAAGGGATTGTCGAGGGCTTGATGCCACGCAATCGTCCCGCGCCCCAGGAACAAATGCCTGAGCCGGAAGGCTACAGCGAAGAGGAGCTAGAGAGCCTCACCCCCCAACAGCGATCGCTTGTCAACAAGGCCATCAAAAGGGGCATTCACGAAGTCAAAAAAGAGATGGCGCAGTTTCGCGATTTCGGCCTTGCTCGCCTTGGCGAACTTACCGAATCCAACATGCGCACGCAACTGCCGTACTATACCAAGTACGAGAAAGAGATAAAGAGCGAGCTTGACCGTCTTAATCCTGCCCTCCGTACTGATCCTACTACCATTCGCATTGTCCATGATAGCGTTGCGATGCGACACGAGAACGAGCGCATGGAAGAAACGCGCCAGCAAGCCCTCCGTACCGCGCGCGGTGACGCGCCGGCACCGGCCACAAGCGGCCCAATGAGAGGTGCACCGCTGCCGAAAGGCGTACCGTCGCCCGAAGACCTTGGCTTCAACGAGATGCAGTTGAGCGAAATCGAGCGCGTGGGCGGTCCCGATTCCTTCGCGCGCCATGTCTCGCAGGGACGTTTCCAAAATTGGGAAGCCTACGCCAAGAGCTATCAGGGCTTCAACACCGCTCCCAAGATACGCGGCAGGAACGTCATTCAGTTCCCGAAGCTTTCTCCTAAAAAGGGCGGCAACGAACAGACTGCTTGACGACTAAAGTCGTAATCTGCTATAATATGCTGCGAGGAGATTTATCTACGTGAAGTACGGCAATGAGATTAACGTGGGACCGGGCGTCGAAGCCCTCCCGCCTAAAGGCCACGCGCGTAACGAGGTTCTCAAGAAACGTTCCGCTAGCTTGGATGCGATCGCGGACGGCCTCATCAACAGCACAGACGCCCCTGTCTACAGCGTCAGCCCGGAAGCTATCAAAGAAGAACCGGAAATCCTTAAGCATTTTGACTTCGCGGCGGCGATGTTTACAGTAAGTAACCCCGTCGCCGGGAAGGTTTATTTTTGGTGTCGCGACGAACGCACAGCCATCGCACAAAAGCAAGCCGAAGCGCGTATGTGGCTCGGCGTAGGTGCGAAGGGTTGGGAGATTGTCGGCAACTGTAGCTGCGCAAACGAGAAGCACGACGAAAGTTGTGTGTATCCCGAATGTCAAGAGTTGAAGGCCGCTGACGGCAGACGCATCATTGGTGATACGTGCCTTATGCGGCTCGACTACGATGAGTACGTTAAAATCCACAAAAGGATGTTGCTCGTCGTCCAGTACAGGGACAACAATTTCTCCGAATCGCTGAGCGATTTCGTTTCGCGTCACGAGGGGCTGGTAAGCGTCGTGAGCGGCCAAGGCGACCCTCGCGACCTCTACACCGCACAATATGGCAATAAACTGGTTCGCGCCGGCATTGACGAGCGCGGGCGTGGTATAACCAAGGGACGATAAATGGCTATTACAGCTAGTAAGATTTCCTGGATCATCCCCGCGTATATGGCAGGCGGATTTGACATCCCCATGCTCGTCTACAACGAGGGAAACTCCCAAACCTACAAAGTGGGATCGCCGCTGGCGGTTTCGGGCGGAAAGCTCGTTGAAGCTACCGCTGCAACCCCGACTACGGGTATTGCAGGGTTCGCGCTTCAGGCCGGCCAGAACATTGCTTCTGCTCCCACCTACCCCAACTATGGCGTGATCTATCCCGCCGGCGCCGCGAACCCTCAGGGTTCTTCGACTGCTGGCGTTGCAAGCGCTCTCGCACCTCTCATCATGGTGCCTGCTATAGGCGGTATGGTATTTGAGGGAACGTTCGCTAGCAATGGTAGCGATGTCGCTGTAAGTGCGACCGATGTGTGGGTTAAGTACGGTCTCAACAAAGACAGCGGTACAGGCTATTGGTATGTAGATAAGAACCTAACATCCACGAACGCTTCGGTGACGATCGTGGGTATTAAGAACCCCCAAGACCTCGTGCTTGGTACTACCACGGGCGCACGGGTGTTCTTTATGGTAAATGACGCCGAGACTATTTGGACCTAATTGAGGTAAACAAGAATGGCTGCACCTAGCACTACTAGCGGGTTTGCTGCCCTCCTAGCCCCTGATTTATGGGAAGTGATCCTAGAAACAGGACGCGAGGTGCCGCTGATTTATCCCGCCTTCATGAACGAGGTCGATATGCCGTGGCGTTCGCTTAAGTCACAGCAAGTCGCCGGCCTCGGCACCGTCCCTCAGAAGCCTGAGGGTACTGCTTTCACGCAGGACGCACCTAACCTCGAAAACCAGTTTGTCGCGACCCCGGTTGCTTACGGCCTCGCCGTGGTTTTCTCGTGGGAAGCGTGGGAAGACGAGCTTTACGGCGTGTTTCGCGACATGGCCGCTGAGCTTGCGCGGTCGAGTCGTTATCGGCTTGAGGTGGATGCGCACGTTCCCATCAACAACGCTTTCAACACAGCGGTGGTTGGTTTCAACGCTGGCGAATCCCTTTGCAGCACCACGCACACTTCGCCAACGACCGGCACCGTGCAGGCCAACCGGCCTTCACCGGACGTGGGTTTTTCCGTCACTGGTATGCAGGCAGCCCTGCAGGCGTTCTACACTCTGTTGAACGACCGTGACCTGCCGCAGAACGCTCATCCTTCGACCGTTCTCGTCAACCCCGTTAACATTTGGGCGGCGCGCGAGATTCTCGGTTCGAGCGGCAAGCCTTTTACTGCTGACAACGAAATGAACAGTCTCATTCCTGAGGGCATGAACTGGATCATCGACCGCTACATCACCACCAACACCAATTGGTTTGTGATCGCGCCGAAGGGTCAGCATGGTATGAATTTTGGGATGCGTACCCCGCCGCTGTTTGATGCGTGGGACGATCCGTGGACTAAGAATGCAGTCTTCTCCGTCTTCCAGCGCCACGTACCTTGGTTTACCGACTGGCGCGGCGTATACGGAAGCACGGGTTGATTAAGTTTTTTCGTGCGGGCCGAGGGCGGCGGGTGTTCCTCCTCCATCTGCCGCCCATTTTCTAACGAGGTAAAGAGATGCCTTTTACTAATTTTCCATATGGCATTCGGTCGTTTGGCGTCCCTGTTACGCCCTCGGCCTATAACCGTCCGATTGGTTTTGGCGGCAAAGGCAACACCACGGCGGTTGCACCGGGCAGCGGCCCAGGCAGCCAAATCTTTTTTGTCAACAACGCTTTAGCGACGGCGAGTGATGTGGCCGGCGCCGGAACGAATCCACTCCAGCCTTTCAAGACGATTAACTTCGCGGTGACTCGATGTATCGCCAACAACGGCGATGTAATATATGTCGGTCCCGGTCATGTCGAGACTGTAGCAAGCGCGGGTGCACTTACTATAGGTGTCGCAGGTGTAACTATTATTGGCATCGGTAACAGCACTGGCGATCAACCGGGTGTACAATATACAACTTCGACCGCTGCTACTGTGCTTATCACTGCGGCAAACGTGTGGATTCAAAACCTGCGCTTTCGCAACTCAATTGACGCTCGCGTGGACGGAGTTGTAGTAAGCGCTGCAGGCTGCACGCTTTGTAATTGTGTTTGGACGGATGATACGGGCGCGGGAAGTTTGATAAGCATTCGCACGACCGCATCCGGAACCAAGCTCAACGTGCTTGGGTGCTATGCAGATTTGACCGAGAACACTGGCACACAGCGCACGGAGTTCATTCGCATTGTGGGCGGCAGCGACCATCTGTTGATGGATAATTCGTTCTTCGGCAATTACTCAACCGGCACCTTCAACAACGTCACCACGTTAATATCCAACATCGCATTTGTGCGGTGTAACCTATCCAATACCAACGCAGCCAACCTGTGTATCGCAATCCTTACCACGAGCACCGGGTTTCTGAATGCGTGTATGCTCTCCTATACGGCAACCCACGCAATCACAACGGCGCACATTCTGAGCGCTGATATGGCGAGCGGCCAGTGCATACCGGGTGCTACGCCGACTGTTATTGGACACGCATAAAATGCCTTCTAGCGAAGTGATGGGTAAGTTCAAGGCCGGCAAGCTTCACAGCGGTAGCAAGAAAGGCAAGACGGTTAAAAACCGCAAGCAAGCTGTGGCGATAATGCTGTCCGAGAAAAAGAAAGAATCTAAACATGGGGGCAAATACCCCCATAAGAGGAAGGGCAAAAGTGGCTAAAGAAGGAATGTTTGGGGGCGCGATGCCCATGATGCCGGGTGCTAATATGATGGCACCGAAAGGTAAAAAGGGCAAAGGCAAGGGCAAGGGCAAAAAAGGCGGCAAGAAGGGCAAGAAAGCGCCCTTCATGAAGAAATGAAACGATGGCGGCGACTAACCAGCGATCGACCCCTAAAGGGACGAAGCGCGGACGACGAGGTGGGGCGAAGATAGACAAAAGCTTCCACGGCGCCGGCCATGCTCCGTCGAGTGCTACGATGCGCCGCCAACATACGACTAAAAAAAGCGACCCTTTTCGTCAAACGTCACTCTTTGCGAGTGGTGCGGGCGGAAAGGGCGTTTTTGCGTCTAAAGGGGACGGCTTTCCGAAGCGTAAAAGAGGCAAGCATCGCCTAAAACCTCGGCAAGGTTCCCGGCGCGCAGGAGAAATCGGAACAGGAGGGATGTGATGCCAGCGGGAGCCGGAGGAATGTCCGCCTTGGGCGGGACAAAAAGGCGCGGAAAGTCTGGAAAATCTAAGGGGACATCGCGAAGAATGTCCGGAGGAATGACCGCTTTTTACGAGTCCCAACAAAAGGGCGGCTTTGGCACGAGTAAGACAAAAAGGAAACGAAAGGGGCGATTGAACGTGAAAGCGCCGGCAAAGGCGAGGACAATTGGATGAAAAGGGTTATTGCAGCGGTTTTCGGATTTACTTTTGTCGGCATTTTAGCTGCCGTCTTTCAGCCGTCGAACGTCTTCTCGGTGACGGCACCTTATAACGCCACCGTGCGACTCGTTGATAGCCTTGGAAACGTCATAAGCGGCACGGCGAGCGCGGTCACGGCCTCCTATCAGGGGACGTTTCGCGTTGTTGACAGCACCGGACACGTTATTGATTCGTTCGGTGGTGGAGGTGGAGGCGGTACACCGGGTGGCATAAGCGGCAACGTCCAGCTTAACAACGCTGGATCGTTCGGCGCACTTGCGAACGTCATTCATGCGGGCGGCGGAACACTTGCGACAGCCATTGCCGCATGTCCCGCTGGCGATACAGCGTGCGATGTTTGGGCTGACCCCGGCCAGACCTACACCATTGGCAACACCCCGCTGGCGATCGGCTCGGCCACCAAGCCAGTGACGCTTTTTGTAGACGGCGCCAAGATAAACTGCACTGGTACGGCTGGCGCGGACTGCATAGAGATATTCGAAAAAGGCCGGCTGATCGCCTTTAACGCCCAAAGCACAGGCACCAACGGCGCGGTCATTACTTCTGCTTCAACAGCCAACATTACGTCTCTCGTTACGAACGGCAATCACACCAACCAGGACGGCTTCGATCTTGAGGGCGTCAACTTTAGCCCAAGCCGCTCATCCACAATCACCCACGCGACACTCTGGCTGTCCAGCGAGGACGGATTCGCCAATATCTCCAACGTTGCAATGACCGGCCCGCCGGACAACGGCACTGGCATTGAAGTTGACGACGGCGCGGCAGGTACAGATTTCTTCAACGACATCACGTTTCACAAAGTAAGCGTCACCTGTGACGGAGCCGAGGGAGCTAAGGGCGTCTACATCCATCACAACGCTGGCGAGAACGGCAGCAACGTCACGTGGGAAGGCGGGGCGATTGTAGATTGTTCAGCCAACAACAGCACACCTTCGACCTTGCTTAAGATTGACGGCGGCAGCGGAGCAGCGGTTGGCGACATCACCTTCACTGGAACATACTTCGAGACGTTCTGTCCGGGCGGCGACACCTGTACGGGCGCGGGCGACGCGATTCTTATCAACAACGTTGATGACGTGAACCTCATTGGCGTGAAATTCAATGGCGGTCCCAAAATTGCCAACTGTATCCACGTCACCGGCAATCAAGCTGGCCAGCTTTTTGCAACGGGTCGCATGACAGCGGGGATTTGTACAGACACCATCAACAATGCGACGAACAGTTATACCAATACAAGTCCTGGAGACATCTATTATAGTTATCCTGGCACTAACAGCGCCGTAAGCATCGCGCTCCCGCCTCCTGGGAATCCTTGTAATCTTGCCTTCGACGCAACGACATCGTGGGCGTCATTGACGCCTAGCGGTGATTTGGCCTGCGGAGCGTCCACCGGACAACTCACCGTCGCCGGTATCGACACCTTTCCAATCACATCCGCGCCACCTGCCAACACAGCGGGTTATACGTGGGTGACAGATTCATCTGGCCATCTTCCTGCTGCACAACTTGCGGCGGACGCTTGTACGAATAAAGGATGTATCAACACAGTTAATACAGTTAACTCCTCGCCAACCGCGAACGTCTACGATCCCATCAACCCCACCGCGCTGGGCGATATTTTAACCGATAACGGCAGTGGCAACGAACCGTCATATCAAGTCAATGAAGCCCCGCTGCCCATCTCGTTCGGCATAGACGGCACTATCTCAAACTCGACCAACCGCTTCGGCGTTTGTCCTGCGACGTTGCGGGTTTCCCCTGGACTCCAAGTGTCATATCCCACTAAGCAGAGTTTCGGCATTATTGGCGGGAACCCGTCCGAAATCGACACCTACACGTTCAACGACCTGACCACTTCGACCAATCCCGCCGTTGGCTACGTCAATACGAGCGGTGCAGTCACGTTCGGGTCGCCAACCTGCTCACCGAACTTCGACAACACTCAGGGCGGCGCGGCGTTTAATCGCGCGCTCACTACACAGACGGTAGCAGTCACTATTCCCTCTGCCGCCACAACGTCCTATGCAATTTTGGCGTGTACCTATAATAATAGTGGCGGCGTATTCACTGCTCCAACCGGCGTAACCGGATGGACAGCAATCACAGGCGGCAACCACAGCGCCGCTGGTCTTTCCACTCAGCTTTACGAATTAAACCCCATTGGGGCGAACGGCGGGCAAAGCGTAAGCTGCAATACTTCCTCGGCTGCAGGCACGATGACGGCTGCGGTCTGGACCTTTAAGCAGGGTCCGTCCAGCGGCGAAGTTGTAGATGCCATCACCGTTACGCATAGTGCGTCGGGCACGACTCCCGCTTTCCCTGCCGTCACGCCAACCCTTCCAGGCGACACGATTTTTGTCGCGCTGACAGCAGGAGCAAACGGAACCTACTCCGCACAGCCTGCGCCATACAATTTGGGTGCCACAGGTAGCGGCATGGGGTCGATCTATGAGTTTGGTGGCGCAGCCAGCGTAGCTAGCGGGAGCGGCTCGCTCACAATCTCAACTGCTGCGGTAGTAGACGCCTATGCTATCGCGCTTAAGTCCGGCCAGACCACCTGCACGCTCTGCACTGGCGGCGACAAGCTTGAAATGCTCGGCCCGACCACCGGCACCAATGGCAGCGATGTCAAGTTTGCTCTCGTAGGTGTGAAATGAAATTTGTTAAGTTTATCGTTCCCTTTCTTGCGGTAATGTTGGTGTTTGGCGCGTTTTGGCCTACGGCACACGCTGACAAATATCTACGGATGCGGCCCAAGCCTACTGCGTCACCAACGCCGGCTGCCGATATCGCAAACCGTAAGCTCTACGGCTGGAACTGCGTAAACATAGACAGTACCGCCGGGGTTACGTCCATCGACCCTGCTTGTGTCGGCAATGCAGCGACCATCAACATGACCGGCGTGGCGTATAATGTCGGCTGGTGGCAGTACGAGACCAGCGATGGCCACTACAACGAAGCTTTCATCAAAAACGCCGCAGACGATGTTGATGCAAGCCAGTACATAGCTGTCTACATCACAACCGGCGCCGCGACGGAGCCGGATTGGTTGTTAGCGGAAACCACAAACAATCAGCCATCTGTTGTAGATGCAACACCCGGCGTACCGGACAAGCCAGCCAACATCGGTGATACGCTCTTTGAATCACGCCCGAATGATCCAACATTCATCACCAAATGGGAAGCGATGGTGAACCACATCGCGACAACCTATGGTCCTGGTGGGAGCTTGGCCGCTGAGGGCGCGAAAATCGCCCGCATCGAAATAGTCTACAACGGCTCTCATCTCGGCAATGAGCTTGCACAGAATGTCAACTGTCAAGGCACAAATAATTGTAGTAGTGGCGTGGAGCTTATCAACGGCGGCGCAGCAGCTTGCGGCGGTAGTGGTGGTTTCTGTCAGCGAAACTACAACCTCGATGCAGCGACCACAGCACCCGGCATGTGTGGAGCAAGCGCCTGCGGTGCTACAATTGGCGGTAACACCGCCTATCAGGCAGCCGCGCTCACCACGTTTGAAAACGCCTTTTCCTATGAAGCATCACAGTGGTCATCGCAAAACGACCCTTGGGCGTTGATGACTGCGTTTGTTCCTAGTGGATTTCCTAGATTGTCTTCCACTGGCGGAACCGCTGTCAGCGACAATACGAACATTGGCATCCTCGCGCCGTGGCTGAGCACGCAGTTCACCAAGCCTTCCTATTTATTCAACGAAGCCCTCGGTGATGGCTCGCCGGGCGGTTATGCGTCGTTGATGGTCAACACAAACCACTGGTGCGGGTTTACCAACCCCTCTACGGGCAAGCCTTTCCTGTGTATCGCTCAGATGGCGGCGGCGCTTGGGACGAAGCTTAAAATAAGTTCAATCGTTGGGAACGGCACGACAGCGACCGTTACCTATACCTGCACAAATTCTCCTAAATACACGTCTAACAATTGTATTACGTCCATCGGGATGACGGCAGGCGATACCATCAGCATCATCAATAGCGGTTCAACCTACAACGGCACCCATACGGTGCTGGCGTCTCCGGCTCCGAACAATACGGTCTCGCCCTATACCGTCTCCTTCTCGACCTCCAGCAGCACCACCTTCACCGGGACGAATTCGTCGAACGTGATCGATACCTCGCGCGAAACGAGCAACTGCACCGCGCTGCATAACGCATTCAATAACGGCAATGGTGCAAATGTCCTGGAAATCGAAACCTACGAACCTGACTTCACCACCTGCCCAACCACCATCGCGACCCAATACGCCTTGATGCCGAGTTCTTAAAATGGCTGGAACGATTCTCGATACGGCTACCCAAATAATTGCCGCGACCGCAAGTGATGCAGGAGTGCAGCTTGCGGTCAACTGGCTCAACCAGCGCTATGCCGAACTTGTTTCGCGCACGCGCATGAGACAAAACCGGCGCTATGGCACCCTTGTGGCGCCTCAGCCCATTACACTTCCCACAGTAACCGCCACTCAAGGCAGCACCGCTATAACGTTTTCGAGCGCGCCGGTTGACCCGGTTACAGGAGTGCAGGTTTCTGTAGAAGGATGGCAAATAAGAACGAACGTTACGTGGTATTTCATCACGTCGCACACGCTCGGTTCGACCTCCGCGACGCTTCAAACCGCATATACTGATGCTACAGGAAGCGGTTTTAGCTGCTTTATTGTCAAGCGGTTTCTGCCCGTTACCGACCCCAATGCGAGGTGGGTAAGTGCTGTTGTGCACCCGCGCCGCAGGAAGCGACTGCTGTATAAGAACAACGAGATGATGAACGCTCAATATCCTTCGAGGACGCTTGTGGGGGCGTTTCCGTGGTGTTGGAGCGAGGGCGATCGTTATGTGGGGAGCCTTGACATCTCAACTGTCCTCGGCACCACCGGCCAAAAGCTTATCGAAGTCTATCCTCCGTCGTCTATTATCGAAACCTACGGCTATGTTTACTGGAACGTTCCAGGTACGTTCGCTGTTACCGACAGTCTCCCTCCTGAAATAGACGAATATGTCCTTCGCGAGGGCGTGCTTGTGGACGTTTATCGCTACAAAAGCGAGCAGTGGGCGGCAAAAGGTAATGATGTGATGGCTTCCTTCTATGCCAACAAGGAAGCGCGTCAGATGACGATTTGGGAATCGGCAATACAGAAAGCTCTTGTTGCCGACGCTCTCTATCACAATAATGTTCCTGTTGAGATTGATATGTTTGTCGATAGCGGCGAGTACAATGGCGACATTATAAACGCCCACCAGTGGATTATAAGCGAGTGGACGCAGTGAGATGGAAGTGTGGCTTGGTATGATAGAATCACTTGGCTCGATCGCGATGCTTCTCTTCGCGGGTTTCGCCTTTTATATGCTTCGATATGTTCCGTCGCGAAAAGAGTTTGAAATGCACCTTCGCGATGACGATAGTCGTTTTGCAGCAGTTCTAAAAAAGGGCGACGAGATACAAGACGCGATGCGTGACATGAAAGAGGATTTGATACGTGAGTTCAAGAATGGGAAACATTATTAAAGGGCTTTTGGCGCTTTTTCTTGTCCTTGTCCCGGCCACAGGATACGCAACTGGTCCAACGTTCAGCCAAGGTTTTACGGCTACTGGCCCTGTATCGCTTAACCAGGGTGCGCAGCACATCGGAAGCCTTTATGTGCAAGCGATTGCCGACCCTTCGGCGCCCACTGTTACTGTCAACACCACTGGCAGCGCGTCCCATTCTTACTATATTGTGGGTCACGATGGCGCAGCGTCGTGCGGAAGTGGTCACGAGGGAACGAGCAATGTAAGCTCACCCACGACAGCCTCCAACAGTTCCTCGCCACAAAACAACACTATCACTTTACCGACTGCCTATAGCTTCTATGACGTGCTGAGGGACGCCACCAATACGTCGATCGCGACTTGTGTTGCGGGTGGTTCGTCGGTGGTTGACACTGGTCAGTC